TTTCTCATTCATTGTTATCTAAATTTTGATTTGTGTTTGTATACCAAAGGGGCCTACCATCTTTAGAGTAGTACGCTATTGTATTACGAGATTCATCACTTACTTCAGCCAATTTTTCCTTTAATAAATCCCACTGTTTAGGAGTCACGTTATATTCATGAACTCCTTCAGTGAATCCTTTAAGCCAAATGATAAATTCTTTACTTGTCATTACTATACTTTTTTAAGTTTAGGTAATTCAATTTTCTTTAACTGAGGTAACTTAAATTCTACTTGTTTAGGTACTTTTGTTTCTAGTAAATCAAGTAATTTATTTCCCATTTTCTCTAAACTAAATTCAGTACGTGAACGATACGACTGTCTTTTTGCCCCATCAGTATACTTTTTATAGTTTTTATAAACATCAACTAATGTATCAGATGCTTTACTATAATCAACAGCAAACCATCCACTTTCAGGTATTAACATATCTTGTACTACAGATGATGGATGGATTTGATTTACTTGACCAGGAAGTAATACTGACATTTCAGCATCAAGGAAATCAGTGTGTCCACTCCATCCACTAGCTATTACTGGTTTACCAGCAATTGATGCTTCAAGTAATGGGCGACCATAACCTTCACCTTTAGTGAATGATACTGATGCTTTTACTTTAGGGTGGTTATATAGTATATTAACTTCCTCATCGCTTAATTCACCGTGTAATAGATAGATACTTGGTAAATCACCACCTACAGTCTCTTCAATCTGTCTAATTTTATCTAGGATACTATCTCTATCCATAATAGAGTAGTTACCAGCAGATGTTTTTAAGATAAGACCTGGTCTTGATTTTTTACCTTTAAATGTTTCAAGGAATGTTTTAATTAACATACCTACGTCTTTTCTATCTTGTCCAATTTCACCTTGTAACCAGTGACCTACGAATAGAAAGTTAAATTCTTCTTTAACTAAATCATTAATAGATTCAACCACTTCACCTTCCACAGCATCTAATTTCTTATAGATGTCTGTATTAGCACCTTCGAATAATACTTCTACTGGTTTTTGAAGTGTGATTTTTCTAATTGCTTGTCCTTGTTGGTTTTTTTCTTCAAATGAACTTGCTTCAAATACTCTTTTAGCGTGTTCTGATGATACTAATGTAATATCCATTCTATTTATACCATCAATCCATTGTGGAGCACATAGTGTAGTTTCAATACCAGCTGTAACACCAATATTATATTTTCCTATTGATTGGAATTCATTTGGTACTGTAATTTGCATCCAAACATCTGGTTGTTTTGGAAGTTGATTACCTGGAAGTATACAATCCAATATTGCTTTATGGTCTGGATTTTCTGCTTTTAAAAATCCAAATGGTGTACTACCCCATCTTTGAGGTAAAATTTTTACATCATATTTATCTGATTTAATAAGAGATAAAGCAATATCTCTACTTCTAGCTCCATATCCTGAGAATGTATCTACAGGACAACTTATAACGAATAGTGGTTTCATATTATTTTGCGATAACGTGTTTTACAAAGTGTTTAGGTTGTTCAAGTGGTTCTACCTTAATTAGCTCAAATGCATATCTAGGTTCCCATTTAGCGAATGTTTCATCAATACCATCAATAACATTTTTAGCCATTAATCTAGCTGACATCATTGATTCGTCTGAAGTAACCCACTCATGAGCTAATTCTCCAATTCTACTAAACATATCAGGAACTTCAGTTTTAGCTAAATACATACATTTAATCTGTTCAGCAATATCAAATGGTTCTGCTCTGTCATCAAAGATATAAGGTGTAGGTACAGATCCAACTAGTGATAAGTTAGATGGGAATACTGGATAAGCCCAAACTCCATGTTTTTTATATTTACCTCTGTGATTTGATCCAAACTCTTCAGTGAATTTAATCCATTCACCATTTTCATCTACAAAGCGCATTTGGTCTTGCATTCCACCTGTTACTGTAGCGATGATTGGTTTACCACACATCATTGCTTCTGTTAATGATAATCCCCATCCTTCGTTAGATGAAATTAAAGCACAACCATCTACTGAGTTGTAAAGTAAATTCATAACATTAGATGGATATTTACCTGTTGAGAATATAATGTTATATTTGTTATTTCTTCCAAATAACATATCTTTAACAGCATTCAAATCAGTTCCATTATCATCTACTGGTTGTGTATGCATTGTAAGTGCACATTTTTTAGCCTTATCTTCTGGTAGTTGGTCAACGAATATTTTCCAAGCTAACATTAAATCAGGTACAGATTTACGACGGATGTTACGCGCATTATATAGTAAGTTAAAATCGTAAGTTTTTCCTTCATATAATTGGGTTTTGAATTCTTGTAATGCTAAGTATTCAGGATGCGATTCGTTAATAGGGAAGAAGAACTTCTCATTAATTCCGTGAGGAACATATTTGATTACTTTTTCAGCTGCTAATTCTGGTCCTAATACTGAGCGATTAATGTTTTCTGTTTGTTTACTGATTGCTAGTAATGTATCACATGACTCATAGTATGGTTTGTTATACATTGGGTAAGGCAAATCATCCCAGATGTTTAAGTAAATAATAGGAATGTGTTTCCTAATTTCATTTTCCATTTGAAATAACCAAATCCAGTAACGAGGATCAGTAAAGATCATAATGGCATCTGGTTTTTCTAAATCCATCATCTGTCTAATTAATTCTGGAGAACCATATCCATCAACTGGGTAAAGGTAAACACTTGCATCTGTAATACCAGCATTATTATTTGTATCTGCATTTAGATCAAATCGTTTACCTTTGTCAGGATGGGTAATTGCACCTCCAATATTAACCCAATTGTAATGATGGGCTGTACCAATAACGATTTCGCGAGCCATAGTGGAAATACCACTTGTCATTCGGATATCGTCGCATAACAATAAGATTTTCTTACGTTTTTCTTGTGGAATATAACCTTCTTTCATAAACTAATTTAAATACTTCCTGTAAATTGTGTGTCTAGTTGATTGTGAATTGTTTTTCTAAAGTCTTCATTTGTTAGGTATAAGTACATTGAGCGCTCTGTTAATTTTTGTACGCTGAATTTGTATTTTACACATGCAATTTTGAATTGCTCAAATAAATCTTCAGGAACTTTCACGCTTGTTAATTGCATTTTGTTTCCCATAATAATATATTTGATATAAATATATACGTCTATATAAAAACATCATTTCTTATAGGTCTTCCTTTAGAAAGAGGTTTAGTATAAACATCTCCTACTTTCCATTTATTAGTATAGGATTTATTGCTACTTTTGTTTTCTAATATTATCCCTTCATTTTTAAATCTATCAATCCATTCTATTTCAGGATCATTATATTCATCTATAATTTCCATAATGGCGTTGTTTCCAAAATATGGGTGATGTGTTAACCATCGACTGTAAGGGTCCATACTTTTTCCTATATACACGGGTTTATTATTTTTCTTGATTATGTAAACTGCTGTTCTTGGATTGATATTCATTTTCTATTTGTTTTATAATCAACTTTTCAATTAATTTTTGCATTTTAAGACCATTATCATCACAGTATTGTTTTAACTGTTCATGAATTTTAATGTCAATTTGGATTGCTTTTGTTATCTGTTTCATCGATTATAAATATATAGAAAGCTATAGAGAACTATAGTTTATTTGTTTTGGTTATAGGTTTGGTTGTAGTATTGTTCTGCATCTTGCTGATACTTATTTGGGTCTACAGGTATGAACTCCATTCCTGCTATGTTTGCCTCTATTATCTGCTCTTTTTCTTTTTCAAGTGCTTTTATTTCATCTAATTGAGCAAAAAAGAAATCAAAGGTCATATTACCCCATCCTCTTGCTTCATGTGATTTCATTAAATCAATTAATTCTTGCATTGCTGTTTTCATAGGTTATTTGTTTTGGTCTTTATCGCAAAGTTCTAGTGAGTCTCTATAAGGACACCATTTGCAGCTACTTTCACCTACATTTTTAAGGTACGACTTTAATTGAGGTTTTCCACCTTCATCAAAGCAATCTTTTACAAATGATTGAAAGCTATCTACTGCTAATTTCCGTTTATTCTTTCCACTTGCTGGTTTGAAGCTTTGTGTTCTTGGGATTGGATATTCTGATTGCTCCCAGATTCTGCGTTTAACAATAAAGAATTCAACATCAATTTTTTCAACGTCAAATCCAAATTGTTTTGAAAAGTATTCCTTGTATAGTAAGATTTGAGCAATTTTACTATCGTCTTTCTTTTCTTTATCGCTCCAGCCTCGTGTTGATGTTTTAATGTCATATATGTAAACTTTATCTAGATCTTCATCGTATAATACGAAGTCAATGAAACCTTTTAAATAAACGTTGTTTGCTACTTTTAGTAATAGAGGTATCTCTATACCTAGTAAGCGCATTTTACGTATGGTAAATAGTTTATTACGGTTTTTCTTAATGAAATTTAATATCGCTACACTATCATCGAAGAATTCACTCATTTCTTCAGGGTTACTGAAGTGTGCTCCCATCTTTTTATATTCCCTGGCGTATATTTCTCTAAACTTGTCTTGGAATAATGTAATTAGATCCATTCTATCAGCTGCGGCTCCGCTCTCACTATACATTACTGTAATATAATCTTGTAATGTTTCATGGAATGCGGTTCCGAATACAGTGTGTATGCTAGCTTGATATGGTTGTTTATTCTCTACATAAGTGAGATACCATTGGTGAGGACATTTGTCCCACATTGAATATTGAGAATAGGATACAGTCTTATGAAACGCAGGGTTAATCTCTGGTGCTTGATAATTCTTTATCTTGAGCTCTATCTCAGTAGATTTTGCCTTGGCCACTTACTTCTTGTTTAATTTTTTCTAAATATAGGATTGCGTCCATATGCTCTTGTTTAGCATGTTCAATCCACTCTAATATCGTTAAATCTGTACGATCAAGATCAACACCATACTTTGCCTTACCCATAAGGGATCTTGCTGTAAATTGATTTATAATTGAACTAACAATTGAATCTAGTTGAACTATTTCTCCATCTTCATTCTCTACGTAGTAACGTTCTTTAATTTCCATTGATTTGTGCTGTTATGTTTTCTACTTCTGATTTAGGTAACATGCTAATATACTCTTTAGCTTCCTTTTTACTAACTTCAAAATAAATAGCTACTGCTTCTACTTGATCGACTTTATATTCTTTCTTGTTTTTAGCCTTAATATATTTTAGATACTTGTATTGCTGAGGTATAAGATCCTTATACAAATTGT